GTGCTGTATTGAGCAACGCCTTCAAAGTGTGCTGTATTAGCAACTTTAACCCAACTTGATTTGTTTTCAATCACTTGCTTGTAGTAATTTGTTGTTCCATCAGGTAGTACAGCAGATTGAGATGTAGCTACATCTTCATAAAGCTCTAGTATAGTACCTGCTTCACCAGTAATAACTCCATCTTCGTCTCTAACTAAGACGTGATAGTTACCAGTTTGAGGTGCTTTACCGAATGAATTGTGGTATTTCCACTTACGTGCCAAACTCAACTTATTTAAATCGTCTTCTGCAAGCTTGTAGTTTGTTCCAAGACCGATTGTGTATTCGTGTGAAGCAATAAGTGAAGTGTTAGCGGTGGCATCACCAGCAGCAGTCAAGGTTCTCTCTGTAAATGTGCTTACAGCAATGTCTTGATATCCAACAGATTCGTTACCAACTTCAACAATATCACCTTCTGCAAAGGTATCAGCTGCTAGAGCAGCACTTGGAAGTACTTCAAATACAATCGAAGATGCATTAAATGCAAGTGTTTGACCGATTTGTGTATTACCAGTTAATCTTGACGCTGCTATATCAGCAACAGCAATTACATTGTTCTCAAACGCAGTATTTTGTACGTATGCTACTTCCAATGAATTACCCAGATCTCCTGGATATAATGCATCGAATGCACCAAAAGTGTGTAGTTGTGTATTTGCACTTGAAATATCACTAGCAGAGGCTGTGACAGCACCGTTATCTACACGAGCTACATAAAGAGCATTTGAGTATGAAAGGTAGTCTGCTGCAACAAAGAATGTCTCATAGTTATCGTTATTTGGTTCGCCAAAACGGTTTACTAATTCATTCTCTGAAGAAACTAGTACTGTTTCACCTACCGGACCCCATCTAAAAACACCAGCAATTGCAGCAGGTGGCGTAGCGATGGCCGGTACCGCGGCTGATGCGTCCACTTCGCGAACTATAACCGAAGGACTTACGGAAAAAGCCATATTATTTCTCCTTTAATATTATCTATTTAAAACTTTTTGTCTAAAATTAGTTATCACAGTTCTATTTATAAAAACAGAAAGGTTGTATTCATTTATCATATCTGCCATGACTCTCTAGCAAAACCATACCCATCGTCTTCTATAGTTTCACCACCATCATCTATAAATCCGAATGGTAATAAATCTTGTTCGATTTGTTCTTCTGTTTTTTGCCTTAAGCGCATCATAGTATTAATATCAGTAAGATCTTTGAAGAAGGCCTGATCCGTTAACCACGAAAAGATAACTAAATTCATTACCAAATCGTCGTGTGCACCAGATTCCGCTTCGTATGATGATCCTCGTTTAGAAAATCGCGATAACTCTTGTATTGTGTTATAATCCTGTAAAATTAACTGATTCTGTTCAATCAGCATTTTTAATATAGAACAACCGATACTTTTAACACTTTTTGTTGTTCTTATTCCATTATCTGTTCTTTTACCAAACCCGCTTGAAATCCTTTTACCAGATCTTCCTGCGTTTTCAGTAAACAACAGATTTTCATAACCATAGTCCATTAAGAGCACATCTGATACTTGTTCACCGATATCATTGATTTCGATAAGTACCGCGCCCTCATTGTACATTAATCCTATTCTATATATAATTGCCGCGAAATCCACTGGTGAGACAGTGTTGTCTCTAAAAGTGCAGACTTGCTTATAAGGCATAGTTGTTATATCTATTACATTAAACGTACTATAATCTAATCCTTTACCACGAGATACGTCAACTGTTATTACATACGTATGATCTTCTAAAGCTGCTTCGTATTGTGTTAAGAATTCTCTTTCTTGTATTGGCCGTGAATAAGCTAATTCTTTTAATTTAGAACCATCAATGAGTGTTCCTGAACTACCTAAAAATTCACAGCAATATTCTTGTTTAAACTTTTGTTCGTCATGATCTAAAGCTTCGAGCGTTTCGGCTCTCCATTTTTCATCTCTACCTGGTACATCGTTCCACATTACTTTAGTAAACTCGTAACCATTAGTACCTTCTTCAGCACCTTTACAAGTTTTCCAAAAATGATTTAAGCCGTTGGGGGTGGAGGTCATTAATAGTTTGGTAGATTCACCAGATGAAATAGTAGGATATACAGAAGCGAAAAACTCATCGTAACCTTCAATGAATGCAACCTCATCTAGATATAGGAAATTTACAGACTTACCACGAATAGCGCTTGAAGATGTTGTTCCTGCTAATACTTGACAACCATTCTCTAGTGCTATATTACCCTTATTCCACTCTTCGATACCTTGTTGTAGCCATTTCGGTAACGCTTCATATGCTAACTTGAGCCTACCCATAACTTCTCTAGAAGCATCTCCTTTGTTAGCAAGGATAGCAACAGTCTTAAATTCGTTAAACAATATGTAATGTAATATAACAGCAACAGCAGTAGTTGTTTTACCAGACTGACGAGCCGTTAAAACACAAGCACGTCGATTTGCAAAGATTTTATTGCAAATTTCTTTTTGATAATCATACATGTCAAATGGTACTAAGCCTCTATCAACGTGCACAATCTTAATATAACTTTTTGCAAAGTATATGGGATCCTTAGCACATTTCATAAATTCTTTTATTTGTTCAGGCGTATACTCTATAGCTTCAGCTGATCGCTTGAGATATGAGTTTCCTAAATATCCATTACTCATGTTTTATCTTGTTCACCATTTATCATTTTAAGTAAGTCGGCAGTAGATAATATTAAATTATTATTAGTAACTTCAGTTTTAGAAGGATTTGCTTCTTCTTTAGCATATCTTTTCTTTGTTGACATTTCAACATAATCTTTGTTAGCGTCAAGTAGTGTTTTCATTAAAGTGGATACAACTTCAAAGGCTCTTGGTGACTCAGACTGCTTTGCAATCTCAACCATTTCTTTGATTGACTCATCACCCAAGTTAATAATATTCTCGATATTTTCTTTGGCTAACTCAATATCTTTTAGATTCTCATCAGCCTGGCTATCTACAACTGCGAGAGGTTGTACTACACCTTCTACAGGTAAGTTATCAACTTCCTCGTCTTCAGCAATAACAATAGGAAGAACTTCAGGATCATTCTCTCTGACTCCATCTAATATTGCTTGTTTTCTCTCGTCAGCGTCTTCTAGCGATCGCATGTTAAGAACCTCAGCTATTTTATCTTGTTTCATTATCTATTTATGACCTTCGTTGACCTGTAAATATTAACCACCATCGAAACCATCGACGGCCTTCTCCATAAGCTGCTGATCTTAGTCTGTCGTATTTCATTTAAGGGCGCAAGCTTTTCGTAGCCCAGAAGTACTAAACCTATGATCTCTTTTATTAAAATGCAATTCAATATCACGTTTTCGACAAATATCTTTACCAGTAAACTCTTTGTCTCTATACTCGTCTCCTAAGATACGAACATCAATATGATACAATTCTAACAGATCTAAAAGATCTTGTTCTGTGTTATAAGGTATAATCTCATCGACATATGATATTGCCTTGAGCTGCGTGTATCTTTCAACAATTGTTTGTATGGGCGGGTTCTTGTCTTTTGGTCTATCTTTAGCAGGATCCATTTGTAATCCTACCATTAAATAGTCACACTGAGATTTTGCATCTCTTAACATTTGCACGTGTCCTGCATGTAACAAATCAAATGCGCTGCACGTAAATCCAATTCTACTCATAATATCTCCGTCATCTTATAGATCTAATTATATATTATAACACACTTTGGTGCAAATGTCAACCCCTAAGATGAAGGTGCAGTATTTGCAATCTGAGGTGCGTAATCCCAATCATCGTCATAGTCTATTAAGCTGTAATCAACAGAAAGATCTTGGTCTGTAGTTGCAGCATTATTAGCATCCATACCAGGTTGTAATGTGTAAAACTCTTCTGGCTCAGTATTAGTAGTTGAGTCTGTAGCATATCGTATATCAATAAACTTAATAACTTCACTTGATTTCTCAGGCCCGAAGTACCATGCTTTCATAGTAAAGTTAAGTGTATAAACTATTGCTCTTCGTTCGTCAAAACTTCCTTCGTATACTTCGTCCATCGAAACACCATTTAATATCAAAGGGATATCAATTGGTTCTAAACCAGTCATAAGTCTTACTGTTCGTGTATAGTCTGGATTAAAGAATGGAATAACTTGTTCTAATAACTTAACTGCGTCTTCTTGGTATTTAGTCATAATAAACAGTTGGAAATCTAAATTATATGGAACACCTGCGTAAACAAACTTACGACCACCTAATGCATCATCAACTACTGTTTTTCTTATTTTAGTAATTGGTGAGATTTTACGTTCTGCATCATACGACATATTTGTCATTTCAAACGACATACGCGGTAAAGTAACAGCAGCTTTTGCTTTATAATCTGGATTTTGATCTAGACGAGATAATATCTTTTGATAAGGCGCATAAGAGATCGGCACAATCATTGTTTGTTGTGTTACTCCACCATTATCAACTCTCTGAACTTGCAATTGATTAAAGTATGTACCAAAAAGGGCAACATATTTGCGTGTGGTTTCGTTATAGAAATAGTTAGCTATGGCCATTAGGTATCACTTATAGTAATGTTTTCAGTAAAGGGATCGCTCTCTGAGAAATCTAGGATGTTATCGCCTTCTTGCTCAAATGTGAAGTTTCTAGCAAGAGAATCACTTCCATCAATTTCTGTATTAGCAAGGTCTTGTAAACTGGTAGTTGATGTAGTATCAATAGAATCAAAGTAATTATCAATATTTGGATGGCCAGTTGAGAATCTCTGTCCACTATATTCTATTAACTCACATCTCATGTCTTGTACTTGTAGAGCACCTGTTTGATAGAATACACTCTCATGTTCAACAAATTTGATTTCAAACATTTTTTCGTTGAGTGGGAAGTATATTAAATCGCCTTCACGAGGTCTTATAATCTCAACAACTTCTCTAGTAACATGTCTTTCAAATGTTCTGTTAGCTACAGTGAATGTAATACTATCGCGTATTTGTAAACCGAATTTAGAAAGGAAATCACCTTCACCTTCAAACCCGTCAACATTTTTAACATATGCTTCAAACTGAAACATCTCATCATATAATGGTAAATCGTCTTCGTTTAAAACATCGTCGCGAGCGCCTATGGTACGTTTAATGTACATAACATCAACACCATACATACGAATACTTTCAATAACTAAGTCATCAATTAAGCTCTGCTCGTTAAAGTTATCGTAGTTTCTGAAGAATACATTAGTTGCCATCTAAACATTATCCAATAAAGTTATAGGTAAGAGGCTGGTAAGAACGAATTGCTTCTTCTTCCATCTTCTCTCGTTCTGCTTTTGCTTCTGAAAGAATCTGTTCTCCATTAAAAGTAACACCGCCAACTAATTGCATTCCGCTGAACTTAGTTAAATTTAAACCCCAATTTTCTCTGACTAAAACAGTTGCATAATTTTGTAACCAACGATCGCCCCAAACATCTGAATAAGTATCACCGTCAATAACATCATAAGCTTCAATAATAACATACTCACCAGGAACCATAAAGTCTTTATTAACATCAAGGTATAAGCGATTAACGTGTTTATTATAACGAATCATTGGTTTACCTACAAGAATCTCTTGCAGGAATTGTAAGTGGCTCATTGACATATAATAGTTTTGAATATTATATCCAGTAATATCTTCAATGTTATTTAATACAAATTGGTATTGAACATTAAATATACCAGAACCAGTTGAAAGATTTGATGTTAACGGGAAGACACCAGATATACCAAGTAATCCTTGTGGTAAAGTAAGATAACCGTTTTCTCTATCCCCTTTAGCAACTCCTGTAATGGTAGCATTTACACCAGAATTAGCACCAATAACACCTTCATTTGTTTGAAACGGTATTAACTCTTTGTGTGTAAGATTGTCATAAACAACAACCGAACCGCCTACTTGATTTGTTGAAACTTTAGCAGTTGCACCAGAAATAACTCCTGTAATAGTCTCACCTATTATAAAGTTACTACCTACTGCTGCATCAAGAGTTAGTTTACTTGCTGTAATTTGGTGTTTGAGATACACTTGTTGACTACCATTATAGTGATAGTCTCTCCAAAAAGAAACAGCTTCATCTATACGATCTTCTACTTGCTCATCAGATACATTAATCTCAATGACCGGCGCGCCAATTTTTCTAAGAATATAATCTTTGAATAATGATCTTGAATTTGGTATTGCCATTTTTATATCTCTTTATAATTAGTTATTATGTAAACACACAAGTCGTGGTTTGCCCAGTGGCTGCGAATGGATTAGCTGCACCGGTATTATCGGATCCGCTGTACCAATACCAAGTCGTAATATTTTGGCCAGCGTATGTTGCACTATAGCTCGCGCTCGATCTTTGATAAGCTGTAGTGCCTATAGTTAAAGTAGTCCAGCCACTATTTGCGAGACCGTTCCCGACAATCCGTAGGGTAACCGCAGAGATAGGATAATAAGTATCCCAACTATATTGAATCTCTGAGAATGCTGCGCCACTATAAAGATTGCTTGTTCCATCAGAGACAGAGCCAAAGGCATAGATGCCGGAGTAGCCTCTACGAGTGGTTGTGCCTGTAGGTGCACCGCTGCCGCCTGTTGCTGCGGACGCTGTACCAACAGTAACAGTTTGGCTGTCCAAGTTACTGCCGCCGCCACCGCCGCCACCGCTACCCGTGCCTGCTCCTACTATTCCTGCATTACTAATAACATTCATTACATGTGACAGTGCCATTTTATTTTCCTATGCTGTTCCAACGTATGAGACTTTATAATAGCCGGTTGCTAATACTGGTGATCCACTACTATTCGCCGATATTTCTATTTTCATAACACAATTTTCATCGGCATAGCTATTGGACTGTCTAGTGTCGTATACGTTAAATTCTCTTGTTGTGTTTAAAGCTATCCACGTGTTGAGTGTAGAACTATTAGCCGCGTTTAAGTTAACAGTGCCTGAGTAGTTAGACGCTTTTATATAATATGTTTGCGATGGAGTAATGTTATTCCAAGTTGTAGTAGAATATAAAGTTTCGCCATCTCCACCAGCATTATTTGGATGTTGCCATTTATATACATTACCGTCTGCTTTAAATCTCCAACCTGCTTCAAATGGAACTACTCCAGTTGCATCAAAATTATTTACTGGGCTGCTTGTGGTTCCACCTAAAGTAACGGCTTCTGTTGGTGAAGATCCTGCATAGCCTACAGCAGACCCCGCCTGATAAGTTCCTCTTGAAAGAAGTGTTACTTGCCAATATCTAGAGTTGCTCCAGGTTGGTTCTCCACCTACCCACTTTATACTAGAAGGAAATGTTGGAGTGTGGCCAGAAGATGTTGTATCTAATAGTAACGCAGTTGTTCTACCTTCGTCTCCGCCACTTAAAGTGAATGTTACGTTTCCGGTCATAATACAAGTCTGAATAGAATTAGACATAGTAATGTTTGAAGTAACAGAAGATGGAGAAGCGTGTAAGTCTCCATACGTGCCACTACAAGACTGAACATTTATAAAATTTTTACTATCATCTATAATAGTAGAGTTTGATATTTTAATTGCCATTTTTAGTTTCCTCTATTACT